TATCGCCAATACCTACTGAGAACGGAACAAATTTTATAGAATCAATTGTGTAATTTAATCTGTTACTGCCAATTGTAAAATAACTATTGTTAGGCCCCGGTAGTATTTGTTGGTCTACTCTAACAAGCATATTCGATTCTGCAGGCAATGAATCTCCCACAATATTTTCTAAATCGTATATACTGCCACCATTTGGAATAATAGTTTCTGATTTAGTAATAGAGAAAGTTTGTGTTTTACCGCTTACTATAATATAGTTAACAACAGCTCCAGCAATTGGTGGTTGTGCTAACTTAATACCGATTCTATTAGATGCTTCATAGCTACTGTCTGTTTTAAACAATACAGCACTTACAGGAACTCCTGCAACGTACACTAGATAAGTTGCAGATTCAACCCAAGATGCTTGTGTTACAAATTCACTAGTAGTTCCGTCACCTACAAAATAATCTAAATCTAATAAATTAGTTCCGTTAAATCCAATACTGAAAATAGATACTAATTCTCCAGCAGGCGGAGGTGTTACAAATTTAATTGTGTTTGAATTATATAGAACAGAATAATCAACTATATCATTTTTAATTTCTGATACCGATGTTAATACGTCATTAACTCGTTCTGTACGAGTAAATTTAACTATTACTGCTTGAGAGCTGTTTGGTTTTTGTGATATTATAAATTCTTTTTGCACACCGTCTGCTAAGTAACTATCTACTTTCATAGATGCACTTCCTGCGCTTGGTTTATCAAAAATCTTAATTGCAAGTGTGTCTACTACTTGCCCCGGTACACACTCTTCTGGTGCTGGGCTAGTAGTAGGTGTAACAAACCCATCGCCGTCTATGATAATTTCGTCTGCGGCAATACCTTTTGCTGAACTGTAGGCTAAGTCGCCTCCAGAAATTGCTGTATCATAATCTGCATCTTGAGGTAGAATAGATCCATCACTAGTCGACTTACGAATTATAAACTGATCACCAGTGTTTACCTGGAAGGTGCCGGGTATAGAAACAACATATGGATCACTTGGATCATTTTCTACAATAACAGTTTCCATTACTGCATTTGGTTTTTCTGGCATGTAAGAACCAGTCCAGTTTGGATCATCGAGTCTAACGCTCTTTAATAAAGAACTAACTGTCAAAATACTTCCTAAACTCACTGGCTCATTTAAAGTAATAATTCCGTTGATCTTAATTGTATAATCAGTCGGTGTTACTAAAGTCCTTGTAAATGTTGCAGTTGACGCTGTTACATTCTTAAACAAGATTTGATCAAGTTGAACAGTTGTCGATGTTAATACTCTAACTATTTTTGTATCTAATCCAATTGTATCAACTACTGCTGGTGTTAAAGAAATTAAATCGCCTGCTTGTAAGTTTGAAGTATCGCTAACATGTAAAACGTTTGTTCCTGCAATATTTTTAGTAAAAAACAACGAACCACTTGGAGCAGTATTTGGAAGGTCGCTTAACTTAACATGAGTAGAATCTATAATTTGTGTTACAGTTTGCCCAGAAGCAAATCCTGTTCCAATTACAGACATACCTTGTTCAATGCCTGTAACGTTGTTTAACTGTAAAACATCGCCCACTATACCGTTGTATTGTTTAGTTACGCCTTTAACATTAACTGTAGTCTTAACTTGCACACTAGGATCAATATCTAACTGATTAAAATTGTAACTAGTAGCAACACCATCTGAAACGTTTTCTTCTACGTTTAATTTACTATAATAAACGTTTAACTCAGTACCAGGTTCTGGTACATAAGGTAAGGTAAAGGAATGAGTGTTTGCCGAAACAGTTACAATATAATCATCAAATGATTCGTCATACACTCCCCACTTATCAGTAAACCAAGGTAAACTATCCCAACCTTTTGCTAAATCAAATCCCATACCTGTTACTACTACACCACCGTAGTCAATACCTGTCATTAATTGGCTTAGATCTTTTCCAAGCTCGCCTTCGGCAGGATTATAATAATGCTGAATACGGTCTGCGGCATTTAGTAAAGACCAATCTTTAACATAAGTAACAGTAATTGTTGAGTCCTTAGGTGGTTCTACTTCAAATGTTATAACACCATAATAAACAGTATGATCAACACCAACAGAAGATTTTATAGAAACTGAGTAGGTATCTCTTAGAACTTCTTGTGCTACTAAATCTGTTTTTAACTTTAACGTCACTACTGTGCGGCCAATCCTAATATCAGGTGCCCATTTTAAAATAAACTGTTTCTTTGAACCAGTACCTGTAAATGTCTCAACTTCTTGTAAATTAGAAATTTCATACTGCTGGCTTATTCTATCAAATTTAACTTTGATTAAGTTTGATCTAATAACGCTGTTACCAATAATAGCTACTGCTTTAGCTTCAGATCCTGTGGTATTTCCATCTAAAACCACAGTTGGAGCAGATAAGTAACCAGACCCTTTGCTTAATACAATAACACGAGTAACTTTACCACTAGTAACAAATGCTCTTGCTACGGCTCCGGCACCAGACTCACTTAAAATTCTAACTGCTGGAGGTGTAAGGTATCCGCTGCCGTTGTCAGTTACTTTAATGTCTACAACGGAGTAGCCAACAAAGTCTGCCCAGAATTTCCACGGATAAGTATCTGCAATAACTGCATCAACATTAATAGCATTATCAACAATAGCAGTTTCGACAGGGCTAACTGTCCCGTTAATTAATGCTGGTGGCAAATCAAAATCTGTTACAGAAGATTGACTGCTATCAAGTCTTTGATAAGAACTGATGTATTCTCTAACAACAGTTCTGTAAGGTTTTACTTCATTAACAAAATTTTCATAATCGACTAAGTTGTCATTTTTATAAGTCACTGGTTGATTTAATTCACCGACGTTATGTTTTGCTTTTACAAAACTAGTTTTCATTACCCAATCAACATAAATTTGTTCAGACAATACATATCTAACGCTGTTAAAGAATAAGTTTAGATATTCTGTTCTTAGGTCGTCAATTAAAATTTTATTTTTTAATGTCTGTAAAATAATTCTTAATTCAGTAGATGCAGAGTTATCAAATACCGAACTATCGAATAAAGAAGAATCGTAACCATATACAGTCTTTTCAAATTGATATAAACTTGAACTTAATTGTATAGTTCCGTTTTCCTGTCCTACTACTTTATACGTCTGAGTCCAATCGATAGATTTAACATCAGAATATTTTTCTAAAAGCAACCATGTTCCTGAGCTAGACTTTCTAATTTTAACTGTTTTTCCAATTACTGGATTAATCAAGTCTAAGCCACTAAAGTTATCAACTGCATAATCTGAAACAGTAAATTGATTATAACCAGTGTCATACCAATCAGCGTAACTCCAGAACTTAGTTGTGTTATAAGACTGACTGTTTACCCTTGACCAAAGAGATGTAGATGTTTCATAAGAGTAAATGCTCCAGGCTCCTCCTAGCTGACTATCGCTGTTTACCAACGCTGAATAATTTCTTACAGATAAGATAGTATTATCATCATAGCCTTCGCCGCCTGATATGATTTCAGCGCCAACAATTTGGCCAGAAGTGTTTAGCACTGCCCTAATTTCAGCACCTTGGCCGACACCTGTTACTGAAATATAAGGAGCAATTAAATAACCTGCACCTTTGCTAACAATAGTTACACTAGAAATTTTACCATCTATAATTGATCCAACAATTAATTCTGGTTTTCTAAAGTTTCCGATGCTGGCAAATCTTAGTTCAGATTCTACATCAAACACTACATCATAGAGCCCTGTAATTGTTGACGGTGCAACATCGTAACTCTCAAGGTCTGATAGATCTCTATTGTTAACAATTTGTTTATTAATTAATAACAAGTTAGTTTTTTCTACTAATTGTTTTAATGCTTCAAAGCGATTAATAAACATACCTTGACGAGGTCTATTTTCTACACCAAATCTTAATTTAGGAGGTAAAGTAGTATCTGGAACTAGCCTACCCACAGAATCTTTTCCGCACAAACTATCAACCCATTTTTGTTCTATGTGATAAGGAATTTCAGAAATATTATCATTAGAAATAATTTTCCACTGACTGTGAACATTTTGATTTGTGTTTTCAGTAATCCAGTATTCAACGCTGAATGCTATTTCTGAATTTTCTAACAAATCTTGGCAGTTTACTAATACAAAACTATTCTTAGAAGTTAAACCAAAATACTTGTAACCACTGCCTCGTGGGTTAGAAATTAAATTAGCTACTTCAACAGCAGATAGATTTCTGTTCTTATTTGCTGGTATAGTTTTCTTGTTTTTAACCCAGTAGTAGTATGTATTTTTAAATGCTTTAGCAGTACTATCATACTTTTTAACAACACTATAAGTTGTGTTATCGTATAAAGTAGTTCCGCTTATGCCGTTAGCAAGCCCGGCTTCTGTATCTGCTTGTGAATTCCAATCACTTGGTTTTAATTTTGTTTCAACCCATTCATAAACGTCAATACTTGCTGTAGGAAATAACATTCCCCAAACACTATTTCTGTAAACAACATCAGTTGAATCTGAATTTTCTATAACCTTAGCTGTTCTTAAATCCCACCATAGTGTTCCAACTTGAGACGACGCCCACGCCAGTCCTTCGTCAACATTGACACTTGTATCTCCAATTGAATAGACTGCAGGATCATAGAATGTTTTGTATTTTATTTCTTGATCAGCTAGTCCTGGGATCTTACCTTGTGATAAATCAACAGCGTCTAAGTATGTTAATAGTTGATTAGTTTTTGTATTGTATAAGAATGCTCTTTTAATTTTTTCAAGATTTACAACGTCACCTTGAGAATAAACTTTTACCCAACTATAAGAATTATTAGATTTTGTGTAGTCGTAAACTTTTCCAGAGACTATCCCTTGATCAGTTTGATACGGAGATCCGACTATTACTCGATTATTACCGACCGCAAAGCCTTGACTATAAGAAGACTTTTTATCTGCATCAGTCGTTAATGTTTCACCGTAAATCCAATTATTTTGATATCTATCATAGATATCAATTCGACCTGTATCTGGTTTACTAATTAAGAACTGGGTTGAATCATCGTCAAAGGTAGTGCTATCAGTAAATGCAATTGGTTCTCTTGTTGAAGCGTTTGGACTATAAACAACTAATGTCTTATAATCATTCATGAAACTTAATTTAGTACCAAAGAACTGTGCAGTTGCAGGAGATATGTTAGTCAATTCTTGGTACTTAACATATTGACCTTCAGTTAGTTTATAAACACTAACTGCGCCGCTGTCGATAATTGTCTTATCCACTGTAACTTGGTCAAACAATATAGAGCTAATAGCAATGTAGGTGCCATTATCAGATACAGCTAAACCTGTACCAAACTCAAGGTCGTTGCTTGAAATAGTCTGTATCAAACTATAATTAGTTGATGAAGTTGAATAAACGTAAACTTTACCGGCGCCTGGTGCCGATACTAGTAATTTTGTACCATCTTTGCTAACAGCCATAGATTTACCAAATGCGCTGTTAGTAGAAAGAGTGCCTGGAAGATAATTCTGAGGACCGTACTGCCAATCAGTTTGTGTAAACTGTATTATACCAGACGGTGTTGAATCTGGGGCTGCGCTTAGATATACAGTATTTCCGTTAACTACATCAGTAACTGTTTGACCGCTAGCAAATCCTGTGCCAACAACGGTCATACCTACTTCAATATTTTGTGTGCTTGAAACTTTTAATACAAGGTCACTGCTTCCTGTAGGATTATACGAAGTTGTTGCTTTAACTGTGGTCAAGTAATTTAGAACATACACTCTACCAGTTGTACCATATCCACTAGCTGTAACCAGCATAGTATCATTATCAAAAATAATATTTGAACCAAACTTTTCATTAGCGGCAGGTGTTGGGCTAACAATAGAGTCAACTAAAGAATAGATGTTGTTTTCATCTTTCTTATATAAACTAATAACGCCTTGATTCGCCAATGTTGAGTTATAAGACGAACTCGATGTATCTACTGCAATGTAACCATCACCTGGTTGAGGATTTGTAGACACATAGCTAGCTAACGGTGTTCCTGTTGCTAACCATAACCCGTCTGGGCTCATTGCAATAACATCGCCAAGATAATCTGCATTATTTTGTCCTAGCGGATTTACAGTTAACGTAGGCTTAGAAATTGTTTGTCTTCTTAGCCAAGAAGATTTAAGTCCAACTGTATCATATATCACAATTTGACCAAGGGCATCGGTGACTGCTATAAGTGTGCCGGCGGCATTTACAACAATCCTTTTACCCCTAGCTTGTCCTTGAGATGGTTCAGAATTTGTTATTTCGCTTGGGTTATAAACAGAAGAATACTCCCAAGTTGCCCACGGCTCTGAAGTGTCTTGGCCACCTGTCCAAATTTTTTCTCCGTCAATCAATCGTTGAGAAACAATGTGAGATATGTTGTCAATAGATGCTGATCTTCTTGACTCAAAAACAAATACAAGTATTCTATCTTGTTCTGAAAACTTTCCAGTTAAGTTAGTTGTTAACGAAGCTGACAACACCATCTGGTTATTTGTTACAGATTTAATCTGGTAAAAACCATTAACAGAAGTAGTTTGATTAATACCTACCCAGGTTCCTATTTGCAATTTAATATTCTCTTTAGCAGAGATTGTTAATTCTTTTGACGACGGATTGTACACAACATCAGTAACATCTAATTTTGCACTAGTATATCTGTAAACGTCCCAAGATTGTTTTTCAAAACCGCACCAAACATAATCACCTTCTAGCATAATAGACGGGCTATAAGTAGAAATTCCGTCAATAGAAGATAAAATTATTTTTGCATCTGAAGGTCTTACATGCCCCGGTGTTCTTAGATACTTAGGAACTGTATCGTATAAAGGCCAAGGATTGCTATTATATCCAACAGGTTTTAAATAAACATCATTTGGAGATTGTCTAATGATAAAATCATTAATTGTCTTGTCAACGTAATTTACTAATTCAAAACCCTGAGGATTGTTTTTAAATAAACTTTCATCTAACTTAAACTCAATACTTTCAAAAGAAGAACTTGCACCGTATTGTCCAACACGCAATGCCCATTCTTCATAAAAGTTTACACTATCCTCGCCGTCAGCACTTAGTACATCAAAGAGTTTATTAAGAACATTTTGTGTCCCCTTCTCGATAATCATACCTTGATAAAATTTAAATTCGCTAACATCATCTTGAATAATGTTTGACAAATAATCACGTTTCTGGTAGCCGACTAGGTGTTGTGCAACGGTCTGCTGACTAGAGTCAAAATTGTCACTGTCGAGACTATAAAAATCTGTAAACTGTCCTGCTTTATAATTCCAGTTAGGCAACAACTTAGGTGTTGGTTTATCTGCTAGTTTAATCCAGCCTTCATAATTAAAATCTTGTGTGCCAATTAAAAATGATTTAGCACTATAATAAAATTCTTTATACTTAACAATATCACCTAAAGAATAATCAGTCCAAGGTGCCCAATTATTAATTAATGCTTGGTCAAAAATAAAGCCTGGGGCTTCAAACGATCCCTTCCAATCTGTGCTAACATAAGCAGATATTTTGATTCTTTCTTGTCTATAACCACTGGCAGTATTATAAATTGTATCGTTGAACATTGTAGAGTTGTTTAAAATAACAACCTGTTCTTTTTGTACAAGATAAAAAGTCGCACTAAAAATTCCATCTGTTCCGGCTGGAGAGTATGATACTGCGTTGTCATCTCTATAAGAATTTAAAAAGTTTGGAAGAATTGGAGTGCCGTCGACTTTAAAAATTTCATAGTCATTAAATGGACTAGTTACATCGTCAACTACCGCCAATGAGGTATTAAATGTAATTTTCTTAGCGGCTGGGCTAAGGCTTATTACACTACTACCTAGGGTGCTCAATCCTTCTAATTTAGTAAAAGATTCTTGTTCAAATATAGGTGCTGGACTGACATTAACAAATGCTCTATAGTAATCGCCGTTAAATCTTACAATGTCGCCTACCTTAATATCAAGAGACGGAACCCAATCTACCCACACATCTTGATCTTGACCTAACGACCAATTGCGTGTAGTCCAGTAAACAAATTCTTTAGCACTGGTTTCCCAGTTTGAAACTTGAGCTAGGTTAGAATTAAAATCGTCAAAGATAAATCCTTGAGATTTTAACCATTCGCCGTAACCTAAAATAAAATCTACAACTTCTTGAATGGTTCTAAACTTTGTACCGTATGGCACAACTAATTCGGTAGATGTATCAAACGTAGATCTTATAAATGCATCTTGGCCGCCAACAATTGGCAGAGAAGATAACGGCTCGTAATATTGTAGAGCAAAATCTGTGCCTGTGGTATGCAACGATTTAGATCTGTAATACTTTCCTCCGTATAATACAATCTTACCTGCGGCGTATTGAGAGTTTTGAGTCCATGAAGTAAATGCTTCAGAAATTCCGCCAATGTTAACCTTAGTGCCTGGATTTGTCCAAGCAAAGTATTTGAAGTAAGGCTGTCCTTTGCTGTAACCTTTGATTTCATAGCCAACAGATCCCGGAGAGTCTAAAGAAGTTTTTGTAACAATTATACCACTGTAGTTAATTTTCTTTATAGGACTTGAGCTGTTAAGAACTATTGAGTAATCTTCTTGAGGTACAAAAACACTGCCTTGGCTTAATGGTGTTTTACTATCTAGCAAGAGATTAAATTTTTCTTTACTAGTAAATGCTCCGACTCTGTAGGACAATCTAGCTTCTAAATTTCCTAAATCGTAAACATAAGAGTTGTAAGATTTTAAATTATCACTTAAAATAAAATCAACAATATAGTTAATAAGTCCGCTAGTCTTTACATCTGTAGTACTGGTGTAGATACTAGGAACTTGAATGTCCATAGGTGTTACTCGTAAACCAGTATCTTTATAAATTAATTGTCCAGCAACGTTTCTTACAATTCTAGATCTATCTAATAAGCATCCAAATGTTTTTGCTGGCATTAATAACATTGCTGTTTTCAGTACGCTAAATGCATAATGGCTGCTTCTTCTCCAAGCCGACTCAACTGGGCTAACATCGCCAAATACAAAATCAGACTCTGTTGCTTGTGTAATAACACCGGACGCTAGACCTGATAACAACGGACTTAAAATTTTGCCCTGCTCGTCGACTGGAATTAAGTTTTTAATAAATGGTCGAGCTACTTTAAGATTTTTTCTAAGTGGGAGTCCCGGTTCACGAATGATACCTTCAGCAATGTCATCCCATAGAATTTTATTTTCACTAGTCCATGGATAAGGGCCATAGGTTGTTTCCCACCATTCAGGTTTGATACTAAATCCCATCATTTCCCAAGGACACAAATTAGGGCGATCAGTATCTAACATATAACGATATATGCCTTTCCAGTATCCTGGCGAACTTGTGCCGTTTGGCGCTGGATTGTAAGTATAGTTGAATGTAAACGGATCAGTTCTATCGTAACTTAACGGTTTAGTAAAATCTCTATCAACTAAACTAGTCCATTTGTAAAAGTTAGGAGCAAGAACACGATCAAATTCTTCTCTCGAATAACTGTTGTTTCTTGAATATCCCGGAATGACATCTAGGATATCAAAAATTGTAGGATCGTAATCAACTTTAATGTTGTTAAAAATTCTTTTTTCTAATTCAAGAATTAAGGCGTCTCTATAGTCGCCGTACGCTAGTACTTGACTGCCATCGTGACCTTGTATCATCATCCTTGGAGTAACAAGGCTCTCGTCTTGATATATCATAGGTTCATACTTTGGCCACAATCCTAATTTTGTTGGTGTTGGTGGAACAAATGAACCATTTGTACTGTCATATTCGTCAATCGCAACAATGTCGCCTTCAGCTAATTCAGCTGATATGACAACAAATCCTTGACTATCAAATGTATAATCTTTTCTATACATTAATTGATTGCCGTTAAGGTATATTAAAACTGCGCTAGACGATACTAAATCCATACTAAAAACTTTAGACAACGGATATGTTTTTATTCTACCATCGATGACTTCAATTTCTGTCCTTACTTTAGCTGTGTATGGAATCATATCGCTAAAGTAGTATGGATTAGTTTTTGGTTTATCTTTATTAAGTTTTTGTAAAATTAGATCGACTATTGTAACAGGATCGCCATCAACACCAAGTGTTTCTGCTGTAGATACAAAATTCTTTTTAAATTTGTTATATTCGTCTTTAGCAATATCAATTGCTTTTACAACGTTGTTGTCTAAGTTTGTTATATGATATAAACTTAAACTAATTGGCCCCGAGTGTTGTAAAAATTTAGATCCATAAGAACTAACATTTCCTAAATCTCTTAAGTTGTTAGGGCCAGGAAACTCTCCTTCAAACATTGGAAGATTATCCACAATGGTGCTAACGTGGTCACTAATTTCGCCAAGCGTTAAACTTTGAATACTTTCATTTAACGGATTATTTTGTAAATTGTGTGGTATTTCATAGTAGCCGTTGTCATTAATCGGCTGTTTTGCAAATGTTCTAATAGTCAATACATCACTAGACTTGATGTCAGAGCTTAATACAATTTTTTTATAATTAGGACCATCCACAACTGCCCATTTATCTTTAGAAAGTCGTATTCCGTTTACATATACTTTGACAATTAAATCATCTAACTTGTTTATATCGTTAAAAATATCAATATCAAAATTGTTTACTTTTGAAGAATTTTTATATATTCTAACGGCTGCTTGTGACACATGAGAATCAGACTTAATCCAACTATTAGTGTATGCTATACCTGCAGGTGTATTATGAGAAAGGTATCCAATGTTGATTGTTTGTGTTTTTACTTCTGTGCCTAATTTATATTCAAACGAATCTTGTTCAAAATTAAAGTTAAAAACAATGTCGCCGACGTTGTTAATATTTTTATATGAAAGAGCAAAACCTAGTACAGAATCAACTGTACCTGTACCTGGCTTATAAGAAAATAATTCTGTTCCTGCAAAAGTAGTACCTTCATACTTTGAAGAATCGCTAAAACTTACTCCTTCGCTGTCAAATACATCAAACAGCGGAGGCTGGTTTCTTTTATACTTTTCCTGTCCTTTAACCCATTCTGTTCCGTTGAACCAATAGCACTGACCTCTATTTTTGTCTCCCAATCTAACTACAGAAATTACACCAACTGTAGGTTTATATTCTTCAACTAAGTGAATTTGTCTTCTACCATTTAGATTAAGATAGTTAACTCTATAAACATTATTTTTTACTAAGCTATCAGTTTCAGCAAGAAATAAAACACGCTGGCCTTGGACCAAGTCAACCCCGTCAACATTATATCCTGTTGACCCTTCGATAGTTGAAAACACATCAGTAGTAAAGGTATCAATCAAATCAATGTCTAAATCAACTGTTGAAAACGATCCATAATTAAACAACTGTAAGTCTGGTTCAAATTCAATAATTGGTCGAACTGCTCTAGTATTTTGATCTAAAGAAAGGTCAATGTTATTAACTCTAGCACTAGTTTCAATTACAGTTTTATGGAACCAACGATTATATCTAGCCCAAGGACTTCTTTCCTTACTAGCTCGGTTGATAACAAGGTATTCTGGAATTCCTGCAAATGCAGTAGCATCACTAAACGGCAACACGTCAAACGGTGTTGAATCAAATAAAACTGTCTGTGCTGTTGTGTATGGGCTTAATAGCTCCAAATCAGACTCTTTGATTAATCGTATTGCGTTGCCAACACCTTCAACATAATAAAATCCTGAAGAATATTTTTCAGGAGTAACGTTGCCAATAAACTGAATCTTCATTCCGTTACTTAAGGCAGTACCGTCTGGTAGAATGTATTCTTTTTTGTTTAAAACTTCATTCTCAACATCAATTGATGTGTTTTCATCGATTGACGCGATTTCAAATACTCCGCCAAGATCAGAATCAGTTGTGCTAACATAAAATAATAAATCAGGAGCAGAGTAAGGAACTGTAAATGTAATTGTTCCAACTTCTACAGAAGTCACAACAAGTCCGTTGCTGTCTTTGTAAATTAAACCTTGATCAATGTACCCGTGCTCTGTACCAGTAGACCTTGCAGTCTTAATCATAAAAGGATTATCTTGACTGCTAACGCTAAATTTGTAAGTTTGTCCTCTATAGAGTTTGATCACAGGATTTCTTTCTAGACCTGGAGGATTAAACAAATATACATTATTGTTACCCTCTGACTCGATTGTAACAGTATATTCACTAGTAATATCTAATTGTTGTCCTGCAATTTTAATCGTAGGAGGACCGTAAGGTAACCAATAATAATTTTGAAAATTAATAAACATATCCCAAGAAATATGAGGATTGAGACTGTAAGTCTCTTCTTGGTTTAACCTAGTGTGATTTGCAGTATTTGCACCTAAGACATTAAGTTGATTAATATAGTCTTGATAATCTTTAAAGAAAGTAGTGTTGCCAAGAGAGTCATTAATAACTAATCCTGGCTCAAGCTGATATTGTTGTCTAAATGCGCTGGCTGCTTTTACAAATATATCATCGCCAGTAGTAGCTTTTGCATTTTCTCTTCCAACGTAACCATTGATTTTATTAATTGATCCTGAGGATATAAGTTGATCAAGCGTAGCTTGTAAAAACTTTTTATTAGAATCAGTTTGATAAAACTTAGGTAAGAATGTTGATGATCTTCCCTTGTTACCTGTTGGATTTACATTATCAGACATTAGTTGCTCCGTACGGTGAACTTGTTACACTCTGTTGTGTTAAATTAACTTCAGTTGTGGCAATATTTGTTATTGCTTTAATTGTGCTTGGTGTGAGAGAAGTAGTTATTTCAATATCGTCTACTGTTGCTCCGCTCACAAAGATTTGATCGCTTGCAGATTTAATTTCGAATAAACTTCCAAAATTTAATCCTGTTTGTCTTGGAACTATTACAAAATTAGCAATATAAGGTGCTACACTATTTGTAACATAAGTTGCAAGCTCAGTAAAATAAAATGTATCTCCAAAATCCCAATTATCTAATGCAAAGAATTGTTCGATTGCCGAAACGACTTTAGTTTTAATATCGTTATCAGAGATAACTTGTCCTGGATTCTTAACAATTTTAAAAGTAGATTGGAAGTTTGATTCTGCATTTGAACCAAACAAAACTTTGTAATTCACAGGATGGTAAATTACTTCGTCACTAATTGATTTTATTAAATTTAAATTTGGAGATACAAGGTCGTATAATTCAACCGTGCTCGGTGGCAGCGGTTTAGAAATATTTGCACCTTTGAGCCACTGTCTAAACAGAGTATCATACCCTTTTGTTAAGACGTAGACATCGACAATGTTTGATGGTGCAGGATCTATCCTAGAATCATAATCGGCGTTGTGTGTATACTGAAACTTAATATTATCTCTACCTTTGAATACTTTATAATCTAAACTGGCTACTAACGCAGAACTTGCGCTAGTTAACTTTTTAACAACACCAGTGTTGACAAAATAAAAATACTGAGGGTACACATCTTGACTGCTGTCTCTATTATAAAACGCTGCCTCGTTAGGTAAAATCCAAACAGTTTTGTTGTTTTCGTTTTTAACGTAACGATAGTCTTCCTGGCCTTCACTAATTGAATATTTTTCTTGGAGGACAAATTTTGTCCAGTCGGTGGTGCTAGGAGCAACAATAACATCAAATAGCTCTGGATTATCAACTACACCGTTATCGTCTGTATCAGCAAAAGTAATGACTACTTTCTTGTTGTCTACATAACCGTCTTGGCCGATAAACTCAGCAACAACTTCCCATTTATAATCAACAGTAAAAGGCAAAGTTCCGTTTTGACTAGTTGGATCTGTGTTTACATTTAAAATAGTAATGTTGTCTTTAACTACTTTGTTATTTCTACTATCATAAATCTTTCGTGTGCCATCATAAAAAAATCTAGTTTGACTTTCACTTTCAAAAATGTATCTCTGTTCTCGACTAGTTACAGTATAGTATTCGTTATCAGTTGTAAACAAAATTAACCAACTAGCATCTTGATTTTTGTTAGTAGCATCACCTTGCTTACCTAAGCTAAAATTAGATACGACGTCTAGATTAGCTTCGGTTACAATCTGCCATTCTTGAACAGAAGCGTTGTATCTTAGGCCAAATGGTTTATTTCCATCAATAGTATCAATCATAGTATTGATAACTGATGACGATATTGTTGTTCTCCAGCGAGGAATAATTTTAGTAATAACAGGCTTAATTTTAATAGAAGAATTTGAATACAATGTAGAAGGAACGTTAGTATTCAATACTATTGGACCAAACCCTGTAGACAAAACTCCAGTTCCAGATGCTGTGCCATCTGTTACAATAGATACAACTTCTGCCCACAATGTTTTTACATAATTTGGTGTGTTGTTAGATGTAGTTGCAACGATTGCATTGGCCTTGCTTGTGTCAAAATAATACCCGTCTGGCGCTGTAAATTGCACTAAAGATCCAACATTAAGATATTTTAAATCAGTTATAGAACTAGAGCCGACTGAGTAAATGATACCTCCGGCAACGTCGCCTACATATCCAGACGAAGCGTTAACATCTGATGTAACATTGTTCCATGTAATGTTTAAGCTAGCAGTAACATAATTTACAAACTTAGAATAATAAAAATTACGTAAGTTAGAACCTTTTAAAATATCAAAAATTTCGTTATAGATGATACCTTCAATGTCTGTTTTTGAACTATACTTGAATCTAAATTTATTATTGTATTCTTCGGAATACAAAACTCCGTCATCAGCAAACAAACGTGTTGAACTATACTTCCCTGTTGGGTCTGTTAAATCAAAATATCGGCTAACACCAGAACTACTACGATTAACTGCTTTTACTTTTGCAATCTGTGTACTTGATGACAAAGGACTAATGTTATAGTCTTCAGCAGTAATCATTCGATTTTGTGTATAATATGTCTGCGGTGCATTATTTTTAATACTGTCATTACTTTCTGTTGTTGTTGAATTAGTAATTGACGCAGTAAGCGACATTGTAACAGTTAGTGTTTGTAATTGATTTTGCGCTGAATAATAAGGAATTGCAATAGAAATATTTCTAATGTCTCTTGAGTTAATAGTGTACTCAAGCCCGTTACTAACACGGTAATAGGTTCTAAATACTCCTAGAGGCAAATCTCCAAATGTTCCATCACTAAACTGCAAACTAATTCTATCGCCTGCTCTTGTTAAAACTGCGTAGATGTTTCTAATATTTTTATTAACACTATTGTAGATAATGTTGTTGCCTTCAAAGTTTGAGACTTGTGTCCATAAAGACGATTCGGCGCCATTACCGTCGAGTCTATAAAGCCAAACATCGCTATTGTTTACACCAGGCGTTTCAATATCAACAGATTGATTACTACTCGGTTGATTGATTGTAAATGTACCTTGATTTAAGGTGCCTTGCACAAAATTAAAAAAGAAACCCGATGCGGCACTGCCAAGACCACGGCCGTCATCTCTATAAATGCAGGCAATTTTATTTCCTACTTTAGGAGCTTCTTCATAAATGTAAGTTTGATTTTCAAATGTAGTACTAGTTACTTCAAAAGGCATTGCCCTTCCGTCAACTGTTCTAGTAAATGAATAAACAGGCACATCTAAATTTGCGCCTTGGAATCTATATTGCTCTGTTGGAATTCCGTAAATTGTTGCTTTACTTGCCGGATTTCCGAACTGTTGGGTTGACGGAAATGCCGCATTCATTACTTTAATAAATTGGTCATACCAGCTGGCATTACTCGGATCGTTCCAAGTAATTGTTTGCCCTGCAATGTTTCTTCCGTTGCTATCAACTACATTCTCTGTTGTTGCAACGTTGGTAATTTTTAATAAACCCTTACTTGGAGAGTTTCTTTTTGCATTATAACTAATTAATCTAGCTAGGCGTAGGACAGATTCACGGCGCTCTGCTAGTTCTAAAAAGTTCTCACGAGCATTTAAGTCAACACGGAAAGCTATGCTTTGGCCCAAGAAAGCAATAAGATCAATTAGGGCAAGGTATTCGCTAGACTCGATGTAATCGTTAAAATCTTCTGGGTAATTTGTACGGATGTAGTCGATCATCGTACGACGCAGATTCTCAAAATCGTAGCTTTGAAAATCTGCGTTGCGGAAACTTTGATATATCTTTTTCCAGTCTTGGGTGACTAACAGTCTATTTTGTCTTGTAGTTACACTCATGATTTGTCCTAATAGTAGTATTTATTAGATAAAATTATGTGCGTATATTATGCTATCAATAGGCCGTTACTCTGGTCAAACCTCAATTTCAACTTTTGTTGTAAATTATAAGGCAAGTAAGTTAGATTACATTCTATCTGTATACCATTATCATAGGGCGTAACAATAACTTTATCTGTGCTAACACGTGGATCATAGTTAATGATTTGGCTGACATTTTCAGTAATTGCATATCTCACTTCATCGGTCAACTGTTCGTATAGAAGATCCCAAATAATGCACCCAAACGATGGGTTCATTAGACGTTCTCCCTGTCTTGTATAAAAGTGATTAATAATATCCTGTTTAATTAATTCAAAATCAAACAAAGAATAGTTTTCATTTGATACATTTACAGTACTAAAACCTTTATAAGTTTTAGGAGCAGTTACGCCCGAGGTTGGGGCAGCTGGTAGCGTGATTTTATTATATAAATTTGAACTCATTTATGCTCCTTAATTTTCCTGTGGTGGAGGATCAAATGTATCAGTATTAGTAGAATATTTCTTCCAATACTCTGGTAACGTAGCTGTCGAAGATCCGCTGTATCGAGAATTAGCATCTCTATCTGTTTTTGCTGGCTTATAATTAACTGGATCTAAATTCTCGTGGTGCGGCCAAGGCTCGTGCGTAGGAATTCTTGGTACAATTGACGGGCTAAAAGATTGGCCAGCTTCATCGTATAATGAGATTAAACTTAAAGATAGCGGCAAGGCTGATGCAGGTGGTTCTGAAATTGGATCTATTGTTGAAGAAGGTATTTCAGCCTGGCTTGCAGGATTAGAAGAACTATTTAAATCAATCCTTCCGCCGCCGCCGGCGGCTGTTAACTTAATGCTTGATGATGCATTTACATGATGTACTGTAGCACTTAATAACATATTGCCGTTGGCTGTAAAATTTGAATTTCCTTTAGACAATACAGACAAACTGTTATTAACTGACAAATTAAAATTAGCATCAGTTTGTAAAGACAAATCACTTGTTGCTTTAATTGAAGTTTTTCCAGTCGATGAAGAAACAATATTTCCAATAACTTTTGTTGTTAAATTACCAAGAATGTCAGATCTTAAGTCCCCTTCTATCTTTTCGCTAAATCCATTTTTTACATGAACTTTTTGGTCATGTCCAACGATTAAAAGATTATCGATGAGAACTTCTGTGTGCATTTCTTTAGAAACTTTAATGTTTAAATTTCTTCCAGCTTCAATGTTTACGTCTCGATCTGAATAAAGATTAAAATCATTTTTTGTATGAACACTGATACTATCTTCGGCAAATATATCTATCTTTCCATCGCTTGATAATTCAATCCACGCTGTGCCTCTAGCATTGCCAATGTAAATTAAATCTTCACTATTGTGCAATAAAATTTGGTGACCCGTTCTCGTACGGATACGAACTAGTTCGTTATGAGGAGCATCAACTAAACCTTTTTCTTTATTTTCAACACTAGCATATTCAGGTGGCCCTTCTGAAGGTTTCTTCATCCTCTGGAAGGCAGCATCACCGTCGTCCATAACGAATGTTGTTCCGCCAAGGCGACTAACAAATGTCAATCCTTCACTTTCTTCTTTACCTACTAGATCCTTAGGACCATTTTTATCTAATGGCCCGGGTGTACTAATTCCAAATACAGTACTCGGAGCTTCTCTCCTGGCACTACTTGATGTAATACCTCTAGTATCGTCTTTTAATAAACCTTGCTCTTCTAGTGCATCAGCAAAGAACTTTGCCACTGGTTTTTTATTTTTAGTTGGATTTGATGGGTTTAATTTTTCTTTAATTCTTTTATTAAACTCTGCTACAGGTAATCTTGTTGGTCCATCTTTATACTCTGCATCAGGTGGTAATGTATTTGCCTCAGTGGCAGCAAGTCCAGGTACGCTAAAATTCATGTGTTCGTCTGGAACACAACCTAACCAATAACCTTTAGCAGGATCACCATTAATGAACACTACAAGAACAGTGGTTCCCGGATCGGGCGGAACAAACCACATGCCGTAGGACTTTTGAGTACTAGTATAATTGTCAGGATCTTCAACAGTATAGTCATAGCCAGTACTACCAAAAAATGGGGACATCATGTTTACCTGTTGAGTCTGAACAGCACTTTTGGTATTGCCTGCGCCCGGCCTTTGTAAAGAAACTTCTAATGTTCCCATAAAGGCAGGATCACTGTGGCTAACGACCGTAGCAAGAACAGGCCACGATGGTAAATCGCCTTGTTCTCCGCTAAACTTATCTTCCATTCCCATATTTTATCCTGTTGCTTGTGTTGATGTGATGCCGCCGTCGCTATCTGTAACTAGAGTAGATCCATCATCAAACGTTTGTATTGACGAGCCGTCATCAAACGTTTGTACTGTAGGGTTAACTGCTTTACTAGATATTAAACTTGCAGGAGACGCAGCCGATGTAAATCCCTGACCTTGGCGTCTATTGCAATATAAAGTTTGAACAAACTTTCCATTTCTGAATGAACTGTTGATTGTTGTTATCTTATATAGACCGCTAAATTGTGTTGCAAGTTTGGTATTTTTTATAGTGTACAAACCTGTAGCTTGATCTAAATCATTTGGTGTTCTAAAATTAATAACAATGTCAACTTCGCCATTTTGATAATTTATGTTACCGTCTTTAGTTATGTTAATTAAATTTGTTTGTGTTGCAGTAAAATTTCCTGCGCCGCTATTAGCAATGTAGTACGGATCACCAACAATATCCATTGTAATGTTCATCATATCCATTCCTTCTGTCATTGCTTGATGGAACATTCTTGCTACACGGCTCGCCTGTGTTTCACCAACGCTACCACCCTTGTTGTCAGTTGAAAACAAAGTTGCAACGGTTTTAGTCATTGTGGCTAAAGTACCTAATTCCGGTGTGCCGCCTTGAGGCATTTTAGGCTTGCTTGGATTTTCTTCAGTACCTGGTGCGCCAGATTCGCCGCCTCCCATCTGGTCTGCATTAGCTATATCCCCAGATGTGGTAAAGTCGTCTGCTTGAAACACTTGGTAAAATGTATTTGAAATATCAATCTCAAACTTTATTACGTCAACATTTTTACCTGTGTAGATATAGTTGTATTCTTTAGCGGCTTGTTTTTTTAACTGCTCTATTCCTGGTGCTGGTGCGTTTGGTGCTAATAATCTGCTAGCATGTACTTGATAGGGTACTACCCTATAAACAAACAGTTTAGGTATTGAACCAGTTTTAGACATGTTAGCATCATTAGTTATATGATAAACTTGTGTATCAATTCTCCACCAAGGACGCATACCATTAGTATCTGGTGGTCTTTCTAGTGCGGCTTTTGCTATATCGCTTTTAATCAACACTTGATTAATTACATTAACAATATCTGTGTTAATTGCAAAAGTAAAATCAACTAGACCAACAGGTGTAGCAGTTACCGCTGATCTTTTTATGTTTCCGTCATCGTCGTAAATATTTTTTTCTTCGTTAAAAGACTTGTTCTGAGGCCTAGTAATATCGTAACCAAGGCCCGCCTTTCCAATGTCGTTGCAAACACCGTCAGGTTGAACTAATGTCTTGTTAACACTACTTCTTGATAAATTTAATTTTTGCAAAACTTTGCCGTCAGTAGCAGTTTGGGCTGTGTCTAAAACAGCGGTAGTATCGTCTTCTTTTGCTTGACTTGAAGAAGATGCCTGGCTAACACCGTTAGCACCGCTAGAAGAAATGTCTTCTGGAAACAAAATTACATATTCGTCTGGGACATTTACAAGGCCTTCTTTTTTCTGCTGTTGTGTTTTAGAATTAAGATATGCTTGTAAACTATTTGGTCCGGATTGTAAAATCTCTTGTACGGTTTTACCTCTAATTGTAGCATCTGATTTTAGCAATCTCACTGTGTCCATTAAAGTTGATGCATTAACTGGTAATCCTACACATTGATAAACACTACCAGACCCGCTAACTTTCACTGTCATATTGTTAAAGTTAAAAGGTATAAACTTTTTAGTAAGAGGAACTGCTTTAAAAGATCCGTTTTGGTCTTGTCCTCTAAATTCAATCGTTAGTAAAAACGGAGCTTCGTTATAATTTTTATATCCTTTATTTCTGGCGGCAACTTGTACAGCCATCATAAACTGCCCCATGCTGTAAGGTTCAACAATAGTAAATTCTAAGTTAGTGCTGTTAGTATTGCCTGTGCCTTTTTCAAAACCGTATTGTCCTTTAATGTTAAGTTCGGTACAATAAAATTCATTCATGCCGCCATCAAGTTTAACACGGTTGTTTGGAGCAGAACTTGCACCCTTAAACAACCAGGGTCCTGATATTTTTCCTGCTATGTAAGATGTATCTGGAAAATTAAACTCGTCTGCAGACAAACAAGTCATGCCAATAATATAGTCATAAGAACTATATGAATTTAGTGGGTTTGGTATTGGTAAAGTAAACGGGGCATCAAAAAGTCCAACAGGCGGAGATGTGAATAGTGTGTCAATGGCAGCTCCTATTCCTTTTAACGAACTACCAATGCTATCAACTACTCCACTTAATGCGCTTGCGGCGCCGGTAACTACAGTGACCGCTCCAACTGCTTTTGTAAGATCTTTTGTTGCTGACATTTTATAATCCTAATACAGTACTTAGGCTAGTAGCCTTAGGAAGATAAATTTTTGTTCCAACTTTAAAATCAAAAATAGGATCTTGCAAAACATCTAAGTTTCTTTGAACAAAAACCCACCACAAGGCAGCATCGCCGTATAAGTCAAATGCTAAAAGGTCTGGCCTATATGCATACTGTGGCCCGATTGTGTAATACACATCGTCATCTTCAGCCGCTACTGGTCGTATGTTTAATACTTCTAAATAATTTCTAGAAACCGGAGTATTATACCAAGGACTTGTGTTTTTATAATTTGATGCCATAATTAAATGTATCCTGTTGTTCCAGTAACATATCCACCTTGTACGAATCGGTCTAGACTAAATTTTCTGTTAGTTGTTCTGCTGTACATTGGTTGTAGGTTAACTACAAATTGGCTCTTTGTTGGAACATAAGTTTTGCCTGCACTAGTTGAACCACCTAGGCCAAGAGACCCTAGTAAGCCGGCGGCGCCAGATACAGTTGATAAAATATTGCTACCACCAATTCCCAATGTATCTGTAAGGCCTCCAATACTGTCTGCAAGTGTTGCAATCTCGCCTAATGCACTAGCGGATGGTTCGCAACTGATATAATCGCAATCTTTAGGCAATGTTGTTTGGAAGCTGGTAACCGCTACTGGAACGTTTTTAAAAACATAACTTCCATATCCGTTTAAAAATACCACAGGCGGCGGATTTCCTGCCTTTGGGTCGAAGCCTGCAAACATTTTTGTAACAGACCTAAAGTAATGTAAAGCGGCAACCCAATATAATGCCTGTGTGCTATCTTCTACGTTCATTGGTGCAGTAATAGTTATAACTCCAGGACTGCTGTTTTCATATGCTTGGAATTGATAATTAGTATGCGTAGTTGGAATAGAATTATATTTGGCTGCTGAGGAAAAAGAAATCTCTGGAGTATACGGAAATACCATACCACCAGCATCCTTTAACGGTGCTAAAGCAGGGCTTTGCCTAAAACTTGGCCAGAATGGTAAACTTAATCTAACACGCCAATCATTACTGTTGCCAGTATCGCTAAACATTGAAACTGCGCCCAACAGGTCGCCAACTCCTTCTGCGCCGGACATTAAACCAGCGGCATCTAGGCGACTTATACTTGCAATATTTGAAACTGCGCTAGCGGCGGCACCTACTGCGCCGATCATCGAGCCTACATTTGCCATATTCTTTTCCTCTTTTGGTAATGTATTTATTTGACTTTTTAATGTGCGTAGTTTATAATTTATTATCCGGAGACTGAGTGAATGACAACAATACCAACTAAAGTAAACTATTTGAACAATAAGGACATGCTAGCAGAAATACACAGATCTAAAAGCTCATACTGTTCGTTTACTAAACCAGAGTACCACCAATACGATATTATTTTACCAAGTTTAGAAAAAGTTAATATCCGCACTATTGCAGAAGCCAAGCGCAATCGTGCTAAAAGACTAGGCGATGCTGAATATTTGGCTAGAAAATCTGCAGGAGAAAAAATTAAACAAGCAGATTGCGAAATTGATTACAGAAAAATACAAAAAACAGATCTTGTTTTTAGGATAATGACATATGATCACATTCCTTTGAACAGTACACGCAAGAAAAATCCCAAAAGTCAAGCAGATCACAGAGACAAAGTTAACTTTCCGCCTTTCCAACATTGGAAGTTTGACGAAAACGATGAACTTGTTTGTGTTGGAAAGAGCCACTGGAAGGGTGATTTAGTCAAAGGGAAATTTGACAAAGATGCTGGGCAAATTACTAATAACTTAGCTCGCATGATGATTAAACTCTGCGAGCGTTATGCTACACGCGGCAATGTTCGTGGTTATACTTACAACGACGAAATGAAGGGCCAAGCTATTTTACAATTAACGCAAATAGGATTACAATTTGACGAGTCAAAGAGTGATAATCCATTTGCTTATTTTACTGCGGCTGTTACTAATTCGTTTGTGCGAGTCATTAATCTTGAAAAACGAAATCAAAATATAAGAGACGATATTTTAGAAATGAACGGAATGAATCCAAGTTATAGCAGAACTGGGCAAGGCGAGCATGAGGCTGCATTAAAACGTCATAATGAAGGACTAACCGATGAGTAATCTGTTTAAAAAAGTAGCTTGTTTTACTGACATCCACTTTGGATTGAAGTCAAACAGCGGTACACACAATCAAGACTGTGAAGATTTTGTAGATTGGTATATACAAAAAGCCAAGGAGGAAGGGTGTGACACAGGTATTTTTATGGGCGACTGGCATCACAACCGGAATAGTCTTAACATTACTACTATGGACTACTCCTTACGAGCACTGGAGAAACTTGGACAGAGTTTTGATCAGTTTTATTTTTTTCCTGGCAATCACGATCTTTATTATAAAGATAAACGAGATATCCACTCTGTAGAATTTGGCAAGTATATTCCCGGTATCACTGTTGTACACGAGCCAATGACTGTTGGAAATGTTACGCTGTGCCCTTGGCTAGTAGGTGACGAGTGGAAACAAATAGGTAAAAAGAAAGCAGACTACATCTTTGGTCACTTTGAACTCCCGCACTTTTACATGAATGCCATGGTACAGATGCCAGACCACGGTGAGATTCAGCTAGATGCGTTTGAGGGTTATAAGATGGGCTTTAGCGGGCACTTCCACAAACGCCAAAGCAAGGGTAATATGCATTATATCGGTAATGCGTTTCCGCACAACTACGCAGATGCGTGGGACGATGACCGCGGAATGATGATTTTAGAATGGGGCAAACAACCAGAATATCACTCTTGGCCTGATCAACCTACATTCCGTACGGTAACTCTTAGTCGTTTAATTGATGAAGCAGATACATTAATTCTGCCCAAGCAACATCTGCGTGTAACACTAGACATCGATATCACTTACGAAGAAGCAAGTTTTATCAAAGAAAACTTTATGGCTCAATATGAAATAAGAGAGCTTACTCTTATTGCTGAAAAGAAGGCTGTTGAAATTAATACAGACATTGATGTACAGAGTTTTGAAAGTGTTGATCAAATTGTTAGCAATCAGTTGGTCAGTATCGAAAGCGATACGTATAATAAGAATACGCTTCTAGCGATTTATAATAGCCTATGATAAAAATTAAAGAACTTACAGTAAAAAACTTTATGAGTGTGGGTAATCAAACCCAAGCTGTTGATTTTAGTAAAGAAAACTTAACACTAGTGTTAGGTGAAAACTTAGACCAAGGTGGTGATGACAGCGGTTCACGCAATGGCACAGGTAAAACTACCATTGTCAACGCATTAAGTTATGCGCTATTCGGGAACGCTCTTACTAATATTAAGAAAGACAACCTAATTAACAAGATTAACAATAAGAACATGTTAGTTACGTTGGCGTTTGAAAAGGATGGGGAAACATATCGCATTGAGCGCGGTCGTAAGCCTAATGTTTTACAGTTTTATGTAAACGATGTTGAGCAAGAAACAGGTGAAACAGATGACGCACAAGGTGATATGCGCGAAACACAGAAAGACTTAGACGAATTGTTAGGCATGAGTCACGATATGTTCAAGCACATTGTTGCGTTAAACACATATACAGAGCCTTTCTTAAGTATGCGAGCAAACGACCAGCGTGTTATTATTGAGCAGTTGTTAGGTATTACACTATTATCAGAAAAAGCAGACAAATTAAAAGAATTAATTAAAGAAACAAAAGATCTAATACTGCAAGAGTCTGCTAATATTGAAGCAACTAAGAAATCAAATGAAGGTATTCAAAAAAGCATTGACAGTTTAATCACTAAGCAAACTGCGTGGAATAATCAAAGAGATAACGATCTTGAAAAGATTGGTCGGGCTATTATTGAATTAGAAAGTGTTGACATTAGCACAGAAATTGAGCTCCACACTTTGCATAAAACGTATGCGGAGCATACGGCAAAGCTCAAATCCTTGAACAAGGAGCGGGCAACTTTAGAAAGCGCGATAGCGCAAGCGGAGCGTAGCGTCACGAAGTACGACGCGGAGCTTATGAAGCTGGCGAATAAGCGGTGCCATGCTTGTGAACAGGAACTACATGATCACAAACACGGCGAAATGACCACAGAAGCACAGGGTCATTTAGACGAAGCTAAAAAGTATCGTGATAAAATTGTCAACGACCTGTCTACCATAGTAGGAGAAATTAATCTGCTAGGGGAACTTGCGGCACCGACACGTACATATTACGATACCGTTGAAGAAGCACTTAAACATCAGAACAATTTAAAAACACTAGAAACACAATTGACTGTACGTGCAGGCGAAGTTGACCCTTATCAAGAACAGATTGATGAGCTGATGAGCACAGCCATACAGGAAATTTCTTGGGATCGTGTAAATGAGTTGAATACTCTTAAAGAGCATCAAGAGTTTCTATTAAAATTGTTAACCAGTAAGGATAGTTTTATCCGCAAGAAGATCATCGATCAAAATCTAGCATATCTAAACAATCGTTTAACTTACTATCTAGACAAAATGGGCTTGCCGCACACTGTGGTCTTTCAAAACGATCTAAGTGTCGAAATCACACAGCTTGGACAGGACTTAGATTTTGATAATCTGTCTAGAGGAGAGCGTAATCGCTTGATTCTCAGTATGAGTTGGGCGTTCCGTGACGTCTGGGAGTCGCTGTATCAGCAGATTAATCTGTTGTTCATTGACGAGCTTGTTGATAACGGCTTAGACGCCAGCGGTGTTGAGGGCGCATTAAGTGTGCTCAAGAAGATTGCCCGTGAGCGCAAGAAGAATGTATTCTTAATTTCACACAAAGACGAACTTATCGGCCGTGTTAACAACGTACTCAAAGTTATCAAAGAAAACGGATTTACATCTTATGCTAACGATTTAGAGGTCACAGAATGAAAGTAGGATTTACCTGTTCAACATTTGATCTGTTTCATGCAGGTCACATTATAATGCTGAAAGAAGCCAAGCAACAATGCGACTATTTGATAGTAGGATTACAAACTGACCCTACTATAGACAGGCCTAGAGAGAAAAATAAACCAGTGCAGAGCATATTTGAACGCTATGTACAGCTACAGGCCTGCAAATATGTAGACGAGATTGTGGTCTATGCTACAGAAAAGGATCTTGTAGACATACTGCTGTCATATCCTATTGATGTTAGAATACTAGGAGACGAATACGAACACAAGCAGTTTACTGGTCGTCAGGAATGTATTCAAAAAGGTATCAAGTTTTATTTTAACAAACGAGAACACACGTTCTCAACTACAGAACTGCGTCAGCGAGTTATAGATGCTGAAGCAGAGAAATTTATAGCAAAGGCAGAATCAGTGAATGCATCAGGATGAAGATCTACATGCCCAACTGTTAGCCAAATTTAGGGAATACTTTGAGGCAAATCAAAAATGGCTCAACGAAGGCACTAAGCGTTCGGCTATTGACCTACGGCGTATCATGAGTGAGATTCGTAAAATCTGCTCAGAACGCAGGGTAGTGGTCAGAGAATGGCTAGACTGGAAGGAAGAACAGCTACTAGAACGCAACCAAAAGAGAAAGGCTCAGGACGCAGGCTCAGATACATAGTTGATGTCATGGTATTATGAGAATCAACTGGTAAATGAACTGCCCGAAGACTGCATAGGCTTCGTTTACATCATTACAAATCTTACATCACAGCGCAAATACATAGGCAAAAAATTAGCAAAATTTAGTAAAACAACATATAAAACTGTTAAACTAAAGAACGGCAACAAAAAGAAAAAGAAAATTAGGCAAAAAGTTGATTCAGACTGGCGTGAATACTATGGTTCTTCGCCGGAACTAACCAAAGACGTAGAGCAATTAGGCGCTGAAAACTTCAAACGAGAAATATTATTTTACTGCAACTCAAAGGCAGAATGTAGTTACATCGAGGCTAGGGAACAGTTTTCCCGCAGAGTATTAGAATCAGATGACTACTACAACGGGCACATACAGGTCAGGGTCCACGGATCCCATATCAAAGGCAAAATCCAACTTAACGGTTAAGCTCGCGCAGGCTAATTTCGTGCGCCCAAGCCCCTGGTGATGTCGCAGGGTACGGAAGTCTTTTTGCCGTAAAAAGCACTCAGCAACTATCCTTAACAGGACGCTGATCAGATATGCCTATATAACTGGTTTTGCTGTTTAAAAAGAATTTAAAGGCTAAAAGATGTAGACGTAAAACGCGATCTACACGGCTTTTATACAAGACTGCGTTTGTATAATTGCCCGCCGTTGTAATAAGACGGGGATGGAGGTACCGGACAACCGCCTCTGCTAAACACCCTAACGCTGTGTGACATTGTGCAACTCAGATAATGTTCAAACTTTTGCCCGCAAGGGCGAAGTGTGACTGAACAATCTAGATAATATCTTAACGCTTCGCGTTTAATTATATAATCATAAAAGAATACAATAAGTTCGAGCGATAGCGAAGAACAGATGAACGTAGTTCATCTTAAAAGTGTATAAATATCAAATAGGACTGAACAATGAAAATCCAAGATATTATTAGAGAACCCGATACTATAGAAGAATTTCTTCAAGAAATGGATAAAACCCTTAGTAAAAAAGGAATTATCCTCGAGGCTCCCGAATATACTACGCCTGGCGGTATCGTAATTCCTGCTGGAGCAAAAACTGCCGCTCCTGTCCCTAAACCACCTGCACCACCTAATCCTAATGCACCTGCACAGAGTACTCGTGCTCAAAAGAAAGCTAGGATTGCCGCTAAAAAGATTAAAAGATCTGGTGGTAAGAAACTTTCAGCAAAATACGCATCAGTAATGACCAAGGTACGCGAAAGAATGACTCTTCGCGATCTTTACGGCAATAAGGTTGAAAAATTTATACCAAAGACAGCATTTAAGTTTATGGTTGTTATCAAATGGCTGAACATGTTACCCTTCTTATATGAATATTGGGGTGCAAGGACTGCTGTTAACGAGATGGTTGCATCTGGTGAAATGAGCGAAGCTGACGGATCAGCGGCTCAGAGGATTGTTGCAGAAGAGCTAGTGGTTAAAATTGTTGCCAGCGCAGGCTTCGCCAGCTTGCTAACTTGGTTAATGCGCCTTAGATATCTTCGTTATCTAGCATGGGCCGCAGGTGCAGTTGCATCAACTGCTACATTAGGTCTATTTGGAGGCCCAACTATTGTGGCTATTTTAGCCACAGAAGCTGCCGCACTATGGTTGCAGAGCTTTTTACAAAGCGAAAAAGGTCGCGAGATTGTAGCTTGGTGTGTGATGTATGCTATCGATCCAACAGTTACTTGGATTTGGAATCAAGGTCCCGGAAGATGGTTTGAGTCATTGAAAGCAGAACAGCTTTCTGACAAGGGCAAAGAGCAAGTTGGTAAGATTAGTTCAGGAGAAAGAAATCCTAACGTTAAAGACAAGCCAACTGACAACGTAGGTGGTAAGCCGTCAGGTAGTAAATCGGATGTAGATGCTTCGTCATCCGATCCTTTTGCACCAACTACCCCATATGATAGATCAGGCAAAGACGTAGGCTGGGCCAGTACTAACAAGTACATGACCCGCGGTAGTCAAGGTGGCTTTGGCCGTTAAATAATTGCCATCTGCGTGGCTTTAGTAGTTTCGATATTTTCTTTGATAATATCGCTCATAATTTTAATGTCTTCTGAGCTATATGTGTGAAACAGATCGTTGACATTAACGCCTCCGCGCATGAACCAAGCTATTCTAAACAACTCAGTTTTAAAGTCTAATACTTCTTTATCCAGCCTAACGATTAATTCTTCGATGTCGTCGTTAGATAAAACCGTTAGGCGCTTGCGAAAAAACTTGTTTGATCCAGGTCAACCGTAAACGAATTTTCTGCACCGCAGTTATCACACTTGACATGCGTTGACGGGATACGCCAAACTTCGTTATTTTTAGATACTTGCTCTTTGACTGCTTCGAAAATACCACGGTCAGCATGTTCGATCCATTCTGTGATATATCCGTGTTCAGTAACGGTAGCATCCGGAGTAGTTACTTGCTCAATTCCTGCAATCATAATTTTGTTTTGTAACAGTCCGAGATCTTTATAAACTTGACTTACAATTTTATTTCTTTCTTCTTCGTCTTCGATTGCAGACGCTTGGATTAATCTTTTTTGTAAAGCAAAATTTTCTAAATTAAATTCAGTTACTTGTCTATAACTTAATGGTCTAATGTGTATAGTTAGATCGCCAAATACCACAGTTGATTCGAATTTGCACTGAGAGAAATGTTCTAAGAACTTGCTAACGTCCAACTCGTAAGTGTGTTCAGTTTCGCATTTGTTGCAGATATGAATCATGTTCATTATGTTTCCGTAGGTTGCAATACGAATTGCAACAAGTAATGCATCTACATCTAAGTTGTTAATTTCCCAACCGTCTTTAATAGCAGGGATACAACTTTCAATGACTTTAACGGTGCTTTCCCCTGTGATAAGCGCATCAGGGGTCTTTAACAAAATTTCGTCCATGCCAGTCATACCAAACACTGGCAATCTTGTTACTTCCCCATCAATGGTTTCGGGCTTGTTATAGATCCCTCCAGACGGCAACGAGACAAACACTTTTGGCTGTCGAAAGTATTGTTGTAAAGGGTTATTAGCCATTATTTTCTCCGGATAAATATAATATATCGAGTATTTATATACGCACTTTTCTTGGAAAAATAAATGGCAGATCCAGTAAGATTAGATGACGACAGTCTTGAACGACTGTCTAAGATGCTTAACAGCAATAGAAGAATTTCTGAAAGTGCTCCGGCCGGCGGTGGCAGTAGCGTTGGCAGCGCACCAACTGATCTGTTAGGTGTTATCGGTGCTATCAAGTCTGGAGGCTCGGCTTTATTAGGTGTTGTTAACAACACGTTGTCTGTGTGGCAAGAAGCTAGTAGGATTGGTATTGGGTTTAACAACGATGCCGTTGGCTTACGTGCTAGTATTGGTGTTACAAGATTAGGCGTTGACGAGTATTTTGAAGTACTCAAGCGCAGTCAACAGGGATTTACTTCATTAGGCGGATCAATTACAGACTCTGCACAAAAGTTTAATAGACTAAGTCAGTCGTTCTCTGATTCGTCAGCCGCTGACGAATTAAGATCAATTGGTTATACAACAAAAGAATTTAATGAAGTCTTAGCATTAAACCTAGCAGGCCGCCGTATTGGCGACCTAAACGATGCAAAAGTAAGGCAAGAAGTTAATGCTTCTACTCAAGCACTAGCTAATGAAATGGATAAAGTTGCTCAATTGACAGGTGTGTCACGCCGTGAGCAAATGGATGCCTTACAAGAATCACAAAAGAACGCTCGTGTTCAAGCAACTTTACAAGTGATGCTAGCACAAGGCGGCAAAGATGTTAAAGAAAGTTACGACAAACTCAAAGTTAGTATGACCGGCTTAGGTCTAGGCAAACTTGGAGATGAATTATTCACAGGACAGGCTAAGACAAAAGAAGCTATTGCTCAACTTAATGCTTTAGGCCCAGCTGGAACACAGTTGCAGAATGCTATTAACATGGTACGTAATGCAACAACAGAAACAGATCGCGCAAGAGCTAAGGCAGCACTTGAACAAGCACAGGCCGCAGTAGCTCAGCGCATGAGTCAATCTGGTTTCTTAGCATTAGTCCAACGAGGTGAAGGCGAAACTGCTGATGCTTCTAGATCAATGTTTATCTCTGCTAGAAACTACACAGAAACATTAAAATCAGTACAAGAAGATGCAGCTAAAGCTGGCAAGTCGTTGTCCGATACTGAAGCCGCTGAAATGGCTAGGAAACGTATTGATGCTAGACAACGTGGCTTTGAACTTGATATTGCTACTGGTAAAGAAGTTGCAGTATATGCAGGCGCTAAAACAACAGAACTAGCAGTACAATCAGCGGCAAGAATTAAAGATTCTAGTGTTGCATTATTTGAAACTATTGAAGCACTTAACTCAGCTTTTGGTAAAAGTAGTGCTGTGCGAAAATTATTAGATGCTACAAGAAATATTAAAACAGAAGATGGTGTTACTACTGCCGCATCTCAAAGATACTTTAAAGATAGTTTACAGAGAATTCCGTTATCTATTGATGCTGGCACGTTAGCAAGGGATATTCCACAGATTCTTGCTAATGCAACTGTAGAAATTAAGAATATTTTAGAAACTAGCGGTATTGAATTTGGCACAGAAGTAGTAAACGCCGCTAAAACATTTGCTCAAAATTTATGGGAAGGTGTCAAAGAATGGTGGAACGCACCTACTCCGGGTAGAGATGTTGGAACCTTAGGAGTAACTGGCGGACTATTTGAGCCTGCTGACTTTGTAGGTAAAATACACAAAGGAGAAACAGTTTTTACTCCACAGCAGTTAGAAGCTTTTGCTAAAAATGTTTCTATGGCCAGTGCTCCTGTAATTCCTCAAGAATTTACAAGCATGATCCAGTCTATTCAGACAGACTTGTCTAAATCAAAAGGCGGAAACGACATTGATCTGTTTGCTAATATTTTCAAAGATATACAAACTACACTAACACCTGCTAATCCGCCTAGTAAAAACCCAGCGGACAACACTGAGCTGATTATGGCTGCACAACAATTACAGTCAGCTACTATGAAATTTGCGGATGTAACCAGCTTACAAGCAACAGCTACACCTAAAGAAGAAAAACCTTTGCCGGATTTTGACAAATTATTTGGCGGTTTTATTAAAGGATTTCAAGAGCAAACTGCATCGCTGGCCAACAATTTGAAGACAAATACTGCTAATATTGCTAATACAATACCGCAAAATACTTTACAAAATCAGGTTAGAGAAATGTCTAGAACTATTCCTAGCGAAATAAAACAGGCTAAAGTAGAAGCAGATCGTAACAGTGAAGAACGCAACAGAACACAAAAACCAATTGAGCAAGAGCCACAAGACAAGGTTTTAGAAGTTAAATTACCCGGTACTTCAACTCTAGATGATTTGAAAGAGCAACTTGATCAGTTAAATAACACTATGAGAGAAATGCTGACACATTCATCAGAACTAGTAGACACTACTAATAAACAAGTTAGAGCAACAAAACGTTTAGACGGTAACGTGGCTCTTAGATAAAAGGCTATAGTATGAGTTGGAAAAAATATTTTACACCGGTTAATACCACAGCAACCTTAAGTCCAATTTCAGGTACTATGACCTCGGCTAACCGCGCAGGCCCAGCAAGAACAAATTATTCTAGCTACCTACCCGATGTTTATACAGGTAGTCCAAACCGTATTGAACGTTATCAACAGTACGAAGTGATGGATGCTGATCCCGAAGTTAATGCCGCATTGGACATTCTTGCAGAATTTACAACACAAAAGCTAAAAGACGGAAAAACTCCTTTTACTGTCCAGTGGCGCCATCGTGCGACTAATACAGAAGTTAAAATATTAAACGAATACCTACAGCAATGGTGCAAAATGCAAAAGTTCGACACTCGCATATTTAGAATTATGCGTAATGTATTCAAATACGGTGATGCTGTTTTTATTCGAGATCCTGAAAATCAAAAATGGAATTATGTTGATCCAAGCAAGGTTGTTAAAGTTATTGTTAACGAAAGCGAAGGTAAGAAACCTGAGCAATTTGTAATTAAAGATCTAGCACCTAACTTTACACACTTAGTTGCTACACAGATAACACCAAATATTAATCCAAGACAGAATAGTAGTGGTATTGGTACAGCAGGCGGATATGCCAATCCTAACGGTGTTGGCCGTGGTTCAACATCAAATTTCCCTGCAACTAGTAGCACAAATCGTTTTGGAACTACAGAAACAGAGTATGCAATTAATGCAGAACATATTGTGCATCTAAGTCTTAGCGAAGGATTAGATAACAATTATCCTTTTGGTAATTCGTTGTTAGAAAACATCTTTAAAGTTTATAAACAAAAAGAATTATTAGAAGATGCTATCATTATCTATCGTATACAACGTGCTCCAGAACGTAGAGTTTTCCACATTGACGTAGGTAATATGCCAAGCCACATGGCAATGGCGTTTGTTGAACGTGTTAAAAACGAAATTCACCAACGCAGAATTCCTAGTCAAACAGGAGGCGGACAAAATGTTATTGACTCAGCGTACAATCCTTTATCTATTAACGAGGATTATTTCTTCCCACAGACTGCCGAGGGACGTGGATCTAAAGTTGAAACACTACCAGGCGGTACTAACCTTGGCGAGATTGATGATTTAAAATACTTTACTAACAAGTTATTCCGTGGTTTACGTATTCCAAGTAGCTATTTGCCAACAGGTGCAGATGATAGCCAAGCTTCATATAATGACGGTCGCGTTGGCACAGCTTACATACAAGAACTACGTTTTAACAAGTATTGCGAACGTTTGCAATCACTTGTTACTAGTGTATTTGACGAAGAATTTAAAATGTTCATGTATTCTATGGGCGTGAATATTGATTCAAATTTATTTGAATTAAAATTTAATCCGCCTTTGAACTTTGCAAGTACACGCCAAAGTGCATTAGATAGTGAACGTATTAATACATTTAATACTATCCAAGCAGTTCCTTTTATGAGTAAACGTTTTGCATTAAAACGTTTCTTAGGTTTAAACGAAGAAGAGATTGCAGAAAACGAACGCCTATGGGCAGAAGAAAACGGTAAAGGGCAACCAGTTAACACTGATGCCGCTAGTGAAATGAGAGGCGCAGGTTTAAGCGCCGCAGGTATTGAAGGTGACCTTGGCGCCGCAGGAGATCTAAGTGCGCCTGACGACATGGAAGGTTTAGAAGAACCAGGTATGGAAGGTGAAATGCCAGCACCTGCAATAGCACCAGCCGGCGGAACTGCGCCAACTGCATAAATATTAATATGATATTACGCGAGCTTTTTTACATTGATCCAAATACAAGACAAACGGGTAACGACTTGCGTTATGAGCCCGACCGAGATCGCACCACTTTACGTAGAAGCGACACAAGAAAGACTCGTCTAACACTAAGACAAATTAACGAACTTCGCAAATCAAGCGAAGCGCATATTTTAGAGCAGGAGCAAGAACTAGAATTTATACAATCCATGTATCAAGCACCACCTGCCCAAGCATAAATAAATCAAGATTTTTAAAAAAATGGCAGTTTTATGGCCATTTAGCACCTATTTTAAAAATAAACTGTAAATATAAAACAGCCTTGTATAATCATCACAGGAGAATTTTAACATGACTGACCGCGCTCAATTTGAAGCCATGCTAGAGGCTTTGATCAACGAAGATCAAGAAACAGCAAAAGAGATTTTCCATAATATCGTAGTAGCAAAATCTCGTGAAATCTACGAAGAATTATTATCTGAAGACTTTGACTTAGAAGAAGCTAAGGACGAAGACGACGACGAATCAGAAGATAAAGAAGATAAAGAAGTCGACGAAGGCTTCCCAGGCGCCGAAGAAGAAGAAGGCGAAGAGGAAGAAGAAGGCGAAGAGGAAGAAGAAGGCGAAGAGGAAGAAGAGTCCGGAGATGACGTTGGTGGCGACGCTACAGACGACTTCATCGATGATGTAGAATCAGACGCCGGTGACGAAGGCGGCGACGGTGAAATTGAAGACCGTGTAATGGACTTAGAAGACGCTTTAGAAGAATTAAAAGCAGAATTTGAACAGCTAATGGCTAGCGAAGAAGCTGAAGAAGCTGACGCAGGTATGGGCGACATGGGCGGCGACATGGGCGGCGACATGGGTGCTGATATGGGCGCAGGCGAGCCAGATGAGCTAGAAGCATTCATGGAGTATGTAAACAAAGTTGCTCCTCCAAAGCACGGTGATGACGGTGCTAACACCAAATCTATCGTCGCTGGAAAGAACGACATGGGTGGATCAGCTAAGAACATCGCTCAAAGTTTCAGCACAACAACAGGCGGAACACAAGGCGGTTTAGCAAAGCCAACAACTCAGCTACAAGACGGCGGTAACATCAACGTTCCAGGCGGTAAAGCTGGTAAAACAGCATTTACACACAAAGAGCCAGGACACGGTGCTGAGAAGAAGGGTGCTGGTGAAAAGGCTGATAATAAGAAATCTATTATCGGTGGAAAATAATTAACAGAGACTAGAAAACTATGTCTTTATATCTCCGAGAAAATCTCAGTTTCGACCAAGCTAAAATCGTGGTTGAGTCTGATGACAAAGAAGGGAAAAACTTATACCTGTCCGGGATTTGCATCCAGGGCGGTATAAGAAACGCTAACCAGCGTGTTTATCCTGTTAATGAGATTGGCAAGGCTGTCAAAACCCTTAACGATCAGATTCAGAACGGTTACAGCGTACTCGGAGAAGTAGATCATCCAGATGATCTAAAAATTAACCTAGACCGTGTATCCCATATGATTGTTAATATGTGGATGGACGGGCCAAATGGTTATGGGAAGTTGAAAATACTTCCCACCCCTATGGGGCAATTGATTAAAACTATGCTAGAGTCTGGCGTTAAGCTAGGTGTTAGCAGTCGCGGATCTGGAAACGTTAAAAGTGACGGTTCTGGTGAAGTATCAGATTTTGAGATTATCACAGTAGATATGGTAGCTCAACCTAGTGCTCCTGGAGCATATCCTACACCAATTTATGAACACCTGATGAATAGTCGTGGTGGTTTTAATGCCTTGCGTATAGCGCAAGAGGTGAAAGAAGATCCAAAAGCACAACAATATCTCAAAGAGAGCTTATTAGGAATAATAAGCAAGCTCCGATAACCAGAGGAGAATCACATGTTGGAAGCACTAAAACAGTTATTTGAGAACAATGTGATTTCTGAAGAGATCAAAGCGTCTATCGAGCAAGCATGGGATCAGCGAATTGCTGAGAACCGTGAACAAGTTGCTCAATCACTACGCGAAGAGTTCGCTCAAAAATACGAGCATGATAAGGCCGCAATGGTGGAAGCTGTTGACAAGATGTTGTCAGAACAGCTAGCATCAGAGCTTGCTGAATTTGCTTCAGACCGCAAGCAATTAGCGGAAATGAAAGCAAAGTATGCCGTAAAGATGAAAGCAGATAGTGGTTTAATGAAGGAATTCGTTACACGTCAACTATCAGCTGAAGTCAAAGAACTTCACGAAGATCAAGTCGTAATGGCTGAGAAATTCGGTAAGTTAGAGCAATTTGTAGTAGAAGCTTTGGCTCAAGAAATTACAGAGTTTTACAAAGACAAGCAAGACCTAGCGGAAACTAAAGTTCGTTTAGTTCGCGAAGGTAAGGAACAGCTCAAGAAGGTTCAACAACAGTTTGTACAACGTGCCGCAGCTCTTGTCGATAGAGTAGTAAATGAAAGTTTAAGTACTGAATTGAAAGCTCTAAAAGAAGACATTGATGCCGCTCGTCGTAACGACTTTGGTCGTAAGTTATTTGAAGCATTTGCTTCAGAATATCAGACCAGTTACCTAAATGAAAAATCAGAAACTGCTAAACTACTCAGGGTCATAGACATGAAAGAGTTAGCTATTGCTGAAGCTACTAAAACAGTAGAAAATGCAAAAGCACTAGTAGAAAGTAAGGAAGCAGAAATTGCAACTTTAAAAGAGTCGCAAGAAAGAAAAGCAATTATGAATGAGTTACTTGCTCCATTAAATTCAGAGCAACGTGAAATCATGTCAGAATTAATGGAGAGTGTGAAAACGACAAAACTCAATGAAAGTTTTGACAAGTATCTCCCAGCAGTACTTAACGGTACAACTGGCAAAGCTCCGCAGAAGAAACAGGCACTTGTAGAGGCTAAAGAAATCACAGGTAATAAACAGATTACCAACGCAAATCGTAGCGGCGAGGAAGATTCAAACATCGTAGATATCCGTCGCCTCGCTGGACTAAAAATTTAAGGAGAAATTAAATGTCTGAACTACTAAACGGCCGTTGGGCAGAAACCAAAGAGGCTCTATTAGAAGGCCTACAAGGTACTAAGCGTAGTGTAATGGGAGTTGCTTTAGAGAATACTCGTAAGTATCTTTCAGAAAGTGCTACTGCTGGTTCTACTTCTGCTGGCAACGTTGCAACTTTAAACCGTGTTATTCTACCGGTTATCCGTCGTGTTATGCCAACCGTTATTGCTAACGAGTTAGTTGGTGTACAACCTATGACTGGTCCAGTTGGCCAGATTCATACTTTACGTGTTCGTTACTCTGAAACTGATGGCTCAGGTTCAACTACAGTAACAGCAGGTGAAGAAGCATTAAGCCCATTCAAGATCGCTGAAAGCTATTCTGGTGCCGCAAGTGGCAAAGCTGCCGCTACTGCTAGCCTAGAAGGCGCCGCTGGTCGTAAGATGAGCATTCAAATCCTCAAGCAAACAGTTGAAGCTAAGACACGCAAGCTATCAGCTCGTTGGACATTTGAGGCAGCTCAAGATGCACAAGCTCAACAAGGTATTGACATCGAAGCTGAAGTTATGGCTGCTCTAGCACAAGAGATTACTGCTGAAATTGACCAAGAGATTCTACAATCTCTAGCTTCATTAGCAGGCGCCGCAACTGAAACATACAACCAGTCACAAGTATCTGGTACAGCAACATTCGTTGGTGACGAGCACGCCGCATTGGCAGTTCAGATCAATCGCGTAAGCAACTTGATCGCTCAACGTACACGTCGCGGTGCTGGTAACTGGGCTGTTGTAAGTCCATTTGCTTTAACAATTCTACAATCTGCTACTACAAGCGCATTTGCTCGTACAACAGAAGGTACATTTGAAGCTCCAACTAACACCAAGTTTGTTGGTACACTAAACAGCGCAATGAAGGTTTATGTTAACACATACGCCGCTGATGATGCCGCAGTTCTAGTTGGTTACAAAGGTTCTAGCGAATCTGATGCAGCCGCTTTCTACTGCCCATACATCCCATTGATGAGCAGTGGTGTTGTTTTAGATCCATCAACATTCGAACCAGTCGTATCATTCATGACACGTTATGGTTATGTTGAACTAAGCAACACAGCTTCATCTCTAGGTAATGCCGCTGACTACCTAGGTAAAGTTGCTATTACTGACACAAGCGTAAGCTTCAAGTAATCAACTTTAGAGGTTGTAAAGAATCAAAGGGCTCTTCGGAGCCCTTTTTCTATTATGGATAAATACTATGTCTAAATTATGTGCCTGTCTTTGAGCAGGACTTATGCAGAATCCCTCTGCGTAGACCTAGAACGTCACTTTTAAAGGAGAAAACAAATGGGACGTCCGTTAAGCAAACAACAACTGTTTGGCGCAAATTCACTTAATAACATTAAAGTACAGTTTCACAACGGTACTAGTAGTGT